GAAGAACCGCTTACCGAAAAACAGGTGGGCAAGCTCATTCATACGGGCAATTTCGCCGACGTGAAAGCGGCGATCTTCAAATCCTTTTCTATGGGCAACAACGGAACGCCCGAACCGCCCGAACGGGACGAAGAGGAAGAGGACGACGAAGAGGACATCGAAAAAAACGCAACAGCGGGCAAGGAATAATCGACCTTGCCCGCCTTCTTTATATCGGCGTAACGCTTCTTCGCTGGAGCGAAGCCGAAGTATGGCGCATGACACCGTATAAAATTTTGACGCTTTTCAAAATTCATCGTGAATTCAATCCGGATCGTTTCAAGCCCGTTCCGAAAGAAGTTGATATTGACGACGTGCTGGGAGGGATATAAATGGCGAAAGAAGAGCAGATCAAAACATCAATCGACCTTACAGGCGAAAAAGAGTATCGCGCCGCTTGCACTAACATAAATTCTTCCCTTCGCGAAATCGGATCGGAAATGAAGCTGACGACGGCGGAATTCGCCGACAACGCAGACAGCGTGGAAGCGCTGACCGCAAAACAGAAGCTATTACAAAAGCAGTTCGACGAACAGGCGAAGAAAGCAGAAGCGGCGGAAAAGGCATTGAAGAAAATGCGCGATAACGGTATAGAACCGACAAATCCCGCATATCAGAAAATGCAAACAAATCTGAACAACACCAAAGCCGACATGGTGAAAATTCAAAAGGAAATCGACGACACTTCTAAAAAGCTGAAAAGCTCAAAGGTGGATTGGGAGAGCGTCGGCGAAACCGTCGGCAAAGCAGGAAAGGCGATCGGCGCAGCTTGCGCGGCTATGGGTGCGGCGATTGCGGCGGCGGGTGCGGCATTCTTCGGGCTTGCCGAAGAAACACGCGAAGCCCGCGAAAACATGGGTAAACTTGAAACCAGCTTCACGACGGCGGGACATTCGGCAGAGGACGCGAAAAACACCTATACGGAGTTGTACGGCGTTCTTGGCGACGACGGACAGGCAACGGAAGCCGCCGCCCACCTTGCGAAGCTGACTACGAACGAAAAAGAGCTTTCGGACTGGACAAACATTTGCACGGGCGTTTACGCGACATTCGGCGACAGCTTGCCGATTGAAGGCTTGACCGAAGCCGCGAACGAAACGGCAAAGACGGGATCAATCACGGGCAATCTTGCCGACGCGCTGAATTGGGCAGGCGTTTCCGAAGATGATTTTCAAGCCAGCCTTGACGCTTGCACATCGGAGCAGGAGCGGCAAGCCCTTATAACGTCCACGTTGAACGGGCTTTATTCAGAAGCGGCGGACAAGTACAGAGAGGTAAACGGCGACATTATCGACGCGCAGAAGGCAACAGCAAATCTGAACAGCGCTATGGCGGCGCTGGGCGCGATTGCTGAACCGATCATTACAAAGCTGAAACAGCTTGCGGCGGAGCTTTTGCAGGAAATAACGCCGTTCGTCGAGCTTATCGGAAAAGGCTTGACGGGTGCGCTTTCCGGTGCAGAGAGCGCGGCGGAGGACTTCACAGACGGCTTGCTGGGTATGGTTACGTTCGCGATCGAAAAGCTAACGGAAATGTTACCGACCTTCCTTGAATTCGCAGTGAAGATGATCGCGAATATCGCTACGGGCATAGCTCAATCGTTGCCGACGCTTGTTCCTTCGCTGGTTCAGCTTGTAACGGACATCGTGCAAGTTCTGATCGACAATATCCCGTTGCTGATCGACGCGGCTTTACAGCTTGTAACAGGGCTGGCGGAAGGCATTATAAACGCGATCCCCGTTCTTGTTGCGGCGCTTCCGCAGTTGATAACCAGCTTGATCGACGGTTTGCTTTCCGCAATCCCGCAGATCATTCAAGCGGGTATCGACCTTCTGACGGCGTTAATTACCGCCCTTCCGGAGATCATCACAACGATTGTTGAAGCGATCCCGCAGATCATTGAAGGCATTATCACGGCGCTTACGGAGAACATACCGCTTATCATTCAAGCGGGCATTGATCTTCTTGTCGCGCTCATACAGGCATTGCCGCAGATTATAACGACGATCGTTCAAGCGATCCCGCAAATCATAAGCGGAATTGTAAACGCGCTGATCGGCAACATCGACCAAATCATTATGGCGGGCGTTCAGCTTTTCGTGGCGCTCATTCAGAATTTGCCGACGATCATAGTTGAAATCGTGAAGGCAGTTCCGCAGATTGTTTCCGGCATTGTGCAAGCGTTCGCGTCGCTGGGCGGCGAAATGATAAACGCGGGCGCAAACCTTCTTCACGGCTTGTGGGAAGGTATCAGCGGGGCGGCTTCGTGGTTGCGGGAAAAGGTATCCGGCTGGGCTTCGTCCCTTGTTTCGGGTATTAAGGACTTCTTCGGCATTCATTCCCCGTCAACGGTATTCGCTGAAATCGGCGGCAACATGGCGGACGGCGTGGGCGTAGGCTTCACCGACAACATGGGCGGCGTTGAAGGCGATATGAC